GTCTGCATCCTTGGTTGGTTCGCTGGACTCTACCTGACTACGGAAAGCAGAGACAGGTTCAGGTGCAGGTGCTGACAGAGTGATGTCAGGGTCATTGAACCCACCGCCACCAAACAATTCATCCTCTTCCTCTTGAATACGAGGAGCAGGACGACCCTTACCCTCTACATCATTAAAGCGACGTTCAAGGTCATCGTATGACTTGAACTGGTCTTCATCAACGATAGAAGCGAGAGGATACAGTTGGTTGTAAATCTTCTCCAGTTCATCATCATCGTTAGACAATGCTGTAGGTGCTTCGAAACTAGAAGACTCATAGTTCCAGTAAGAACCCTTCAGTGTAATACGAAGGCGGAAGTTAGCACCCTTCCAGAAGTTGAAGACGGGAATAGGTTCATCACCCATACCTTCTTCAGGTTTCATAGCGCGAGAGATAATATCAAAGATCTGCTGACCGAAACGCCACTGCATAACTTGACCCTCGTTCTGAGGATTAGCAGGGTCTTTAATCACCAGTACATTAGCAATGTACTTCTTCTTACGAGACTTACCAGCAGCAAGTTTCTGTGCTACTTCTTTAGGATTGTTCTTGTAGATGTCTCGGTTGGAATCACAGACGGGACAGATGCCAGGACCAACACCTTGGAGTGTGGTAGGGCAGTTCTCAATGAACCATTGTCCAGTCTCCTGATTCTGATAAACATGCTGGAAGAGTTTCACAACAGGTGCTGACTCTCCAGCGGGAGCAGGTAGGAAGCGCAGGATAGCACCACCACCAGTCTTCTCCTTGTTCAATGCTGGTTTGAACTCAGGATAACCGCTACCTCCACCATCTTTAGACTCAAGTTCCTTCTGAAGGAAGTCGAAGTCAGTGGCAGTGGAGCTACGCTTAAGGTCTGAAAATGACATAGTTACTTGGTTGTTTTACTTAGTTGTACGTTGTTTGTCCCGCACTTACACATGATAATACAGGCACAGTCCTGGGACAAGGGGGTCTGTGCCAGTTGATTAGTCGTCCTCTTGGAGACGTAGTTGCTCCTCAACATAGGGAGCAATGGATTCTTTTTGTGCTTTCACTCTTTCAACTAGAGTGTCAAACACTTCTTCGAGTGGTGTGCCTTCAGGAACTGTAGGATTACCTTCATCATCAACACCAGCAAATTGATAGGTGAAATCTTTCATCACTTTCACCATCATCTTTGCTTCTTCATCTTCACTCAGTTTCATTCTGAAATAGAATGTCTTCTGCTTCTCAATGAGTTGGATGAGAACATCATAATATTCATTCAGTTTGATAGGAGAAAGTGCAGGCAGCATAGTTGATGCCCGCACACAATACATCTGGAGGTCGGTCATCTCCTGGATGTCGCCCCTCACCATTTCTGATTGGAAAAAATCACTCATGTTAGTACTAATTTTGCGCTACGACTGGTTCTCTTCATATAATTTAGGCGTTGTGCATCTAGTTTTAATTTCTCCTTCAATGGTTTGGAGAGTAACTTAGATACACTTTCAAATTCAATCTCATTGATATCACAGTAATGAATAACAGCATCAATATAATTCATGTCCTCATTATGTAGGACGATGTGCTCAACATCCTGCGAAAATTTCGCAGTGCTCATAAATTTATCCTCCAGTTGTTCAGGCATAGTTTTTGTAGTAGTGTGCGATGTACTCTTGTAACTTAATATAATATTCTTTACAAGGTTTCTCAATCTCTACTTGGATGTCAAGATCTTCGCAAGCAATAATAGTGACTAGCTGCTTAGGTGCTAGTCCATACATCTCATAAAACATACATGCGTATGCTTGTTCCTGGACAAAGTAATCGTAAATGTACTTGCGTCTCTTTCTCTCCGCAGAGGTTTTGAAATCTATGATTGACAGCACTCCATTGTATTCAGCGATACAATCAACACGACCTGCAATCTTTAGCAAGTCAGAGTAAAGAACTGCCTCTTGTAAGTAAATATTATTTATGTTGTTAAGAATAGGCACCGCAGCAGAGAACATCATAGCAGGTAATGGTGCCGCAGTCAAGTCTTCATCAGTCGGATGATTGTTCTTCAGATAATGCTCTGCAAACAGGTGAAAGTCATTGCCCCTAGAGGTTGCTCTCTTAGATACTTTGTTTGCTTTCTCTTCACCCACACGCTTACGCCAGCGCATAATACCTGCCATTTTCTCTGGGTTCTTACCAATCACAGTAGTAACTGACGGATAGTTACCTTTGGGTGTGGGATAGGTTCGAGTACCATCCTCCGTGACTGCTTCGACTTCAAATACTTCCGCCAGTTCTACATGATTAAACATTAGGTAATTCCAAGGGACATTTTATTAAGGATGTAAGACTTCACTAGATCAGAACGAACGATGTCTTCGACACCAAACTCAACCAGTTCAAACTCTTCCATGTTGTCAAGGATTTGTTGGAACCTGAGGATACCATTCTTTTCCTTGTCTTTAATGAGGTCAGACTGCATAACATCACCAGCAAAGATAATCTTTGTGTCTTGACCCACGCGAGTGATAATACTATCAAGTTCGTGGAAGTTCAAGTTCTGTGATTCATCCACAATAACTATAGCATTGTCTAGTGTCGTGCCGCGAATGAAACTGGTGCTCCAGAATGAAATAGTTTCCTGTGCTTTGAGGTCATCATACAATGTCTGATACTCTCTGTCAGTTGAGAGATCAAACATATTCCTCACCATATTTTTGTAAGGGATTTCATAGAGCTCTGCCTTATCATCGTGGGTGCCAGGTAGGAAACCAATCTCTCTACTAGGAACAAGTGAGCGAACGATATAAACTTTCTCGTAAGCAGAGTATTCATCAAACACTTCTTTGAGTGCTAGATAGAGAGCGAGGAATGATTTACCTGTACCAGCACAACCATAAGCAAAGATGCATTTGCCACTTTCATATGCACCAAAGAATCTCTCCTGTGCTGGTGTCATTGGCATGATTGCCTCAAGATGTTCTGTATTGCGTCCTTTATTACGCTTTACCATCTTGCGACTGGGTTTCGTTGGTTGTTGTGCGCTGCGCGACTTTCTAGATCTTGGCATATTAGTAGTTGTATTTGTTGGTTATAGAAACGTTCCCGATTGCTTTTGCTTGAGGATTAACTTTGTGTTTCATGAGGTCAGTCCAACCTGGATGAGACTTAGACATTCTATCCCTCCAATCACCCACCATTTCTGATGACATTGGTGCAGTGGATGGGTCAGACCAATCACGATCCCAGTCTGGATTGTCAGTTTTCCACTGATCCCAATCATGAACGCTCATGCTTACTTCTTTTTGTTCGCCCGTAACTTTATTAACTACTGGGTACGTCGCCATCTTCTTGCTCCTTTTTGTTATTCATATTCAGATGATATATTAAATGAAATTGTAGTTCGTCTATTATCACATGGATTAACGAAATGATTTAGTTCTACTGGAAATATTAATACCGTCCCTTCTTTTACATCTGGAAAATGCATAACGAATGGATTTTCTCCCCAGGCAGCCCTGTTTGATGTTGAATAGAACCCGGTTTTATTTTTGTCTTCATTTAAATCTAGAATATATATCCCGGAAAATTGTTGTCGTGCATTAGTATTGATATGATTATGTATCTCTTGCCAATTTCCTGGATAGTATTCATTATACCACAGTTGATTAATTGTGGATTGTTTTGGAGTTGGCAAGTTAATTTTTTCACCCATCTCTTTTAACATAGAATCGACCGGAGCCCATACAACAGAGTCATAAAAGTATGAATCCAAAAATGGAAGTGGATTTGCACCATCTCTGAAGTAACTACTAGTTACTTCACAATTCCATTTAGATTTTTTTCTATACAAAGAACCATAAGACTCAGCATCCCATTTGAAATGATGTAAATACTTTTCTTTTATCTCTTCATGGTTGTCAACTGTATGACAATATACAAAATCACATGGAAAAATATAGGATGTACTAGTCATTGTTCCATTCCATTGCTTCTGCTACGTCAGGGAACACTTCAATGAATAGTTTCTTTGCTTCTTGAGCAATCAAAGCGTGTTCTTTCTGTGTGCCATTGCCACCACGAAGGTCAATGTAATGCACCCACGAACGACAGTTACCTTTCATATACATACGGGTTGGTACACAAAGGGGGAGCACATTGCGGGCACACTCCTTTGCCACACCTCGTCCAATCATCTGCTCATACAATGCCTGAGAAGAATCAAACAGAGTTTGCATCTGTAGTTCCAAAGACTGCTTCTCAAACTCATCTAGATCATCAGTAGAGTTCTGTCTATTCTTTGTGTCCTGCCTACGAAGTTCAGGCAGTTTAATCTCACCAAGAACATCAGTGGTAGCATACCGTTGTGAAAATTCTTGATAGCAGAACGAACGATGACGCAGGATTTGCTGAGCAATAGCACGGGTAGTGTTAATCTCAATCGTCATGTCTGCTTGCTCGAAGATGCTCCAGTGCTTCTCTCGAATACAATACCGGAGCAGACCAGCAGCAGTATCAAAGTTCATCTGGTTGCCTGGGTTAGATACCCTGGCAGTGTAAGAGATAATCTCCTGCCCACTCTTACCTTCTAGTTTGCCATAACCTTGACTAACAGCAATCACTTCACACTTCATTGGTATCCTCCACAACTTCAACATCAACAGATTCTACCACATCTTCCTCAGGTTGGGAAGCGATAGTGGACTCTATCTTAACTGGATCAGGCAGGTTGAGATACTGACCGAAACCATTGTTCTGCCTGTCTCGTATTAGTTTATTTGTTTTTTCGAGATTGCGAAGGTCGGACTTCAATTTGCGTAACTCTTCATCATTATAAAGATGTTCTTGTTTCAATGCTTTTTTAATTTGTTTAATGTATCCTTTGAAGTCTACTACATGAGTCATGTGTTTTCAAATCAATGTGTTCATAGTTTAGCACGATGTGTGCTGTTTGTCAATCAGGGTATCCGTCGTCATCATCCCCAATATAGGAACCAGATGGTTGATAAGCATCCGTGTCAGAATAAATCTCTACCTCTAGTTCTTCAATGACTTCTTTAAGTCTATGTAATATCTCTTTTAAGTTTCTTCTATCCACTATTATCTATCGCAACAATACTATATCTATACAAAAAAAGAGGGGAGTATCCCCTCTAGTTCTATATTATAACAAATATATCATTTGTTGTAAGTATGACCGCGATAGCAGAAGGTGCCGTGAATTTCTTCTGCACCTTGCTTGCACTCGTACTTGACACCACGATAGGATGTCATAGCAATCTGTGCGTCATGTAATGCAGATGCTTTTTGAATCTGATTACGGATCATGTTAAGTGTGTTCATTGTTAGTCTCCTGAAATACTAGGGTGGTTTATTCCCCGTTCCTTCAGTCGTTTGCGTCCCACTCACACTCTTTAGTATAATCCTTTACAGTTTCTACTAACTCTATCCGAATGTATTCAGGTAGAGTCTCATTCAACTTAATCTTCAGCATGATAGCATCAGATTGTTGACAAGTGAGTGTAGTTGATAGAAGTAATTCTAACATGGGATGAACGCTCCGTTCCGCGACTTACTTGCGTCCACAGGGATATAAAGTCCCTTTGGATGAACGATATAATTATTTAGTTTTTTTCTTGGCCTCCGGTGGGGCATCTTGCATGTTACTCCACAATTTAGCAGGTATCTTGCCGTCTGTCCACTCCATTGACTTAATGCAATGTCCGAAGGTATCGTAGTAGGCATCAAAGATGTTTCCTTTCAACCCACGAACTATATCATACCACTGCTCCTCCCCGGTGTCAAG